GGCTCAGTATGGAAAAGACTTGGAAGAAAGAGGCTGGTGCTTTAGTTTTGCAAGAGGCTTGGATGAAGCTATCCGTTTAGTGGATAACTACATGAAAGGATGAAGCAATGATAAACAGATTCAGAATATGGTTACAAATCCGCAAAGCAAAACGCAATCAAAAAAAAATAGCTACAAAACCAGCTGATGTTAAGGGCTTGGAATATGCTGACAATATAATGGAATTTGTGTCAGAGTTCATACTACACAAGGGCCAAAAGTTCTGGCTCGCTCATGTATTGTACCAGGTGAAAACAGTCCGACCTGATGGGAAGATCATTCTAAAAGTTGTTGCTGGTAAAAAAGGCGATACGATTGTGAGGGGAAGATGAAACGATATATGCCACACCCAACGGATTACGCCTGGGAGTCCACCCCGATGGCAGAAGACGACAATGGCGAGTTCGTAAAGTTTGAAGATGCAAACACTAGGATCAGCACCTTAATGGATAACTATGCCACTCTCAAAGATATCACTGAGAGACAACACGAAGCGATGAATCAAATGTCGATTGATAGGTCTGGATACCTGGACGAGATAATGACCCAACGTGGCAGGATTCAGGAAATGCTTCACAGAGAGCAGACAGAAACCGCACTAAGTGGGCTTGATCCAGATATGCTTGACTTGCTCCTAAACCTTGCAACTGATATAAAAGAAATGAATGGTAAGCGATGAGAAAAACACCACTCTACGCCGTGAACGATAAAGAATCAGAACATTATGGAAAGTATGTCAGGAAGATCTATCTATCTGGCGATGGTCGTTTTGCCTGTCAAACATTCGACCAGGTGGAGAAGATGTTTCTTGATATTAAACAATTAGTATTGGCGAGGGAGTTTGAAAAGTGAAAATAGTTGAAGTCAAAGTGTCAGAACTGATATTTGCAGAATATAACCCTAGACAATTAACTGAGCAGCAAGGGCAAGACCTCAAAGACTCAGTCCAGAGGTTTGGCTTTGTGGATCCTATTATCGTGAACTCAAATAAAGATCGGATGAATATAATTATTGGGGGCCATCAAAGATGTCGCATGGCTCAGATCTTAGACATTGAAAAGATCCCTGTCCACTACATCAATTTGAACCCTGACAAAGAAAAAGAGCTGAATATTCGGCTCAATAAAAACACTGGGGAATGGGATTTTGACCAATTAGCAAACCACTTTGACACCGACCAGCTTATTGAGTGGGGTTTCGATGACAGTGATTTTAACCTGAACTTCTCAGATGCCAACAAGGAAATTGATGTCGAAGATTTTGAGGATAATATCGAGCTGAAGTTCAAACTATCTCAAGATGAATATGCTCACGTAACCAGCCAACTATCGACAATAGATGAGAACAAAGAGCTCGCATTGCTGAAGATCTTAGAATATGCCAAATAAATTCCCTTACGAGTGGACCCTGAAAGATGGATATAAAACACCATCAAGCGGGCTAAAGGTATTCGGGACTTTTATTTGTGGTGGTGGATCGACAATGGGTTACAAGCTGGCAGGGTTTGAACACCTGGGAGGGGTCGAGATTGACCCAAAGATTGCAGATGTTTACAAAGCAAATCACAACCCTAAATATTTGTATGTTGAAGATATTCGTGAATTTAATAAAAGGGAAGACCTCCCCAAAGAACTATTCAACCTGGATCTTCTGGATGGTTCCCCACCTTGCTCATCATTCTCAATGGCTGGTAGTCGTGAAAAGGCATGGGGAAAGTCAAAGCGATTCAGGGAGGGCCAAGCAGAACAAACGCTTGATGATCTTGTATTTGAATACGTCAAAACAATTAAGAAGCTACAGCCAAAAGTCGCACTACTTGAGAATGTCAAGGGGTTGATTCAGGGGAACGCTAAAGTCTACGCAAAAGCATTGAAACACGCCTTTGAATTAGCTGGTTATGCTGTGCAGGTCTTTCTATTAAATTCGGCTTCAATGGGTGTCCCACAGCGAAGGGAAAGAGTGTTTTTCATAGGCTTGAGGAACGACATTAAAAAGCCGTTGCTTCAGCTAAGGTTTGATGAGCCGATAATAGTATTTGGGAAAATCAAGCCTGGGGTTATGAATGAGGAAATATATAGAATACGCCCATCGCACAAGTCCTATATTAAAATTTGCAAACCAGGGAAAAACCTTGCATCAGTACACCCAAAAGGGCACTATTTCAACTCACAAAAGCAGTCGTCAAGCAAAGTGTCGCCAACCATAGTCGCCGACAGCGGAGGAGGAATAATAGTACATCACGGGGGCGAAAGATACCTGACATGGGACGAGTACAAGCAAATAGGGTCATTCCCAATGGACTACAATTTCATGGGTGTCAATCCAAAATATTTAATCGGAATGTCTGTCCCACCAGTAATGACAGCGCAGATTGCAACCAAGATAAAAGAGCAATGGTTCTAAATAATGCCCCGTAAAAAATACATCCCATCCCAGGAACATTTAAAAGCCGTTGAACAAATGGCAAATAAAGGGGTGTCTCATGCTAAAATGGCGAAAGCTCTCAAGATTTCAAGGTCTACCTTTTTACGCAATGTGACGCATTTTGAAGCATATATAAAAGCAGGCAGGGAAAGAGTAGACGAAGAAGCGGTTCAAGCCGAAATTACCCTAGTTGAAAACGCCTTACTTCAGAGATGCACAGGCCATGAATATACAGAGACAGTCACAGAGAAACGCAAGGTTGGACAAGGGGAGGCTGAAGTGGTTCATCTGAAGATGACTAAGAAGTTCGCCCTACCTTCAGTCACTGCTCAGATGTACTATTTAGGGAACAGGGCCAAATCGAAATGGCAGTCTGTGAACTATGCTAAGAATGAGGAAAAGGTCGACCAAACATTGACCAGGGATGAAACCCTTGCTTTTATGAATGAAATGACAGTTGGGGCTAAGTGAGCCAGAACCCTTATAGCCGTTGGTTTAAGTTAAGGGATCACGCCGTACAAACAGCTCTATGGTATTCTGCCCAACGCTTCAGGGTCGTTACTTCAGGTCGTAGGTCAGGTAAAACAGAACTCGCCAAACGCTTTGTCGTTACTAAAGCAGCCACTGAAAGAACACCCTGGGAGACCAATTACTATTTCTGTGGAGCCCCAACCCGCCCACAGGCTAAAAAGATCTATTGGAATGATATCAAATCACTCTCAAGACCTTGGTGGTCCAAGACACCTTCAGAATCAGAACTCACAGTATTCTTAGAATATGATGGGATCAAGTCAGAGATTACAGTCCTTGGACTGGATGCACCTGCAAGAATTGAGGGTATGCCCTGGAATGGTGGAATTCTGGATGAGTATGGCAACATGAAGAAAGACACCTTTGATGCTAATATCTTCCCTGCTCTCGCTGATCGTGAAGGGTGGTGCTGGTTGATCGGAGTACCTGAAGGCCGAAACCATTACTATGAGAAAGCTCTATTCGCCACAGGTCAGGCCATACCCGTAAGCATCCCAAAATCAGGGGGTGTTGTCACAAGCTCGGAACCTGAGTGGGGTTATTATAATTGGTTCAGCTCTGATATTCTTTCACCTAAAATGATTGAGTCAGCTCGCAACCTACTAGATGAGCGGACCTATAAGCAGGAAATGGAAGGTCAGTTTGTTTCCTATGGTGGCCAGCTCTATTATTCATTCGATAGTGATTGTATAAACGACCTTGTAGCGAAGCACAACCCAAACGAAGCCCTGTACCTCACCTGTGATTTTAACAAGAACCCTATGGCCTGGAGTGTTGCCCAAATAGATAAGATGGGAAGCCTGAAGCGATTAAAAATCATTGATGATATTAACCAACTGAATAACGCCAAGACCCACGCAGGCGCATTGCAGTTCGTAAAGCAATTCAAAGAACACAGGGAAAAGGTCGTCATTGTAACAGGTGATGCGGCTAACAACTACGAGAGCCACAGAGATTTCACAACCGATTACATGATCATTAAAAGTACTCTCCAGAAACATGGGTGGCAGGTGATGCTGAAAGTCCCAACTCATAACGCAAATATCAATAACAGGGTCAACATAGTAAACTCACTCTTTGAGCATGGTCGTTGCTATATCAATAGTAAAGTGAAGCTGCTAGCATTAGATTTAGAACGCAATGAAAGCGATAACTCAGGTGGCAAAGACAAAACCGACCCCATGCAGACCCACGCCTCAGACAATTTTGATTACTTGGTTTGGCTTCTATTCGCTTCAGAATTTAAAATATTAGGAGTAGCACAATGAACACAGGCAGTTTGAGCGGAGTCACTTCAGGGATTACCCTGGCACAACCAAGCCACGAGCAACTAGAACAGTTGGCAAACCTGAGAGAGGTATTCTTCACCAGGGACATTCTAAACACAATCAATATCTTAAATGCAGACCTCAAGAAGTATGTTGATGCTGGCGATATTAGCCGAATGCGAGCAGTCGTTTTGGATGAGCTGATACCTAGCTTCCTAAAAAAGATCTGTAATGTCTATGACACCCCTCCACTATTCAAGTTTGACGAAAGTGTTAA